TTTTTCGTATTTTCCAGCTGTATTCAATTTGTAAAAATAAAGTTTCATATTATCCCTCCACAATCTCTAATTTCTCACTATTATTAACAATCAGCATAATCAACTGGCTGTCAACCATGCCTGCTACCCGTTTCTGATTGTCGGTTGATAGGCTTTCACTGTCGTCTAGGAAAATCGGACAGCTAATACTGCTAATTTTCTGAATTGACTTGCAAATATCAACTCTACCCAAAATTCGGTTGCCCTTGTTTGACACGGTCGTAAGAATCGACTTGCCGTCAATTTTCGGAATGCAAACTGATTTGTAATTTCCATTCTTAGCCAGTTCAAACAACTGCCATTCAACTAATTCAAAATGGCTGTTAATAGCTTCTGACAGCATTTCATTCTTTGCTTTGTCCAGTTCTTCAAGCAATGCAAGAATCTTTTCTGCGTTCGCCTTGTTCTGTTCAGAATCAAGCCTTGTTTTCTTCAATTCTTCAAGCCGCTGTTCATCTGCGGCAGTATCGGATTTAGCAATCTGATTCTCACAGCATGATAACTGCTGTCTTAAATCCGTTTCCTGTGCCTTTAATTCTGCCTTAACTGCCGAAATGTCATTAGCCTTGTGCATAGCTTCTTCCTTTTCAACTATCTGCTGTTCAAGTGCCTTGTATTCGTCTGTTCCTGTTACATCAATTTCAACTGGAAGTGCCGCTAATTGGCTTTCAAGGTCTTTTAACTTCGCTTCCTGTTCTTTTTTTTCGGATTCGTGTGTAGCAATTTCTTCATTCAATTTAGCAACAGATTCTCTTTCTGAATCCACAAGAAATTTAATCTTGTTGCCCCTTTCAGCTTCGCTTTCAAGTGCCGAAGCCTTTTTAGATTCAAAGTTTTTAATAAGTAATTCAACTTTATCTGCCGGTAATTCCTGTCCGCACATCTGACAAATTTTTTCATTTTCATCAAACTGCATTTCATGTAATTTTGTCCACGTTCCCCTAGCTTCCTGCAATTCAAGCGCGTATCTGCCAATAACTGCATTGGCTTTTTCGATTTCATCATTAGCTGTTTCAATACCTCTTGAAATTTCATCAATCTTACGCTTGACATCAACGATTTCATCATCAATCCGTCTTCTCTGTTTGAAGTTTTCTTCATTTGCCTTGCGGCTCATGTCATTCAATTCAAATTTAAGATTGATAATGTCGGCACTTGCCTTGTCATATTCAGCCATCAGCTTGTCATTGTCGGTCTGCTTTGCCACGCAATCAGCAATCTGCTCTTTAAGGCTGTTCTTCTGTAATTCAAGGTCAGATGTATCAATAGCCTGTTTGAGCTGAATATCTCTTTCCTTTTCCTTAATCTGTCCGTCAAGAATAGGCAAATCCTTTGTGATTTTAGCCTTGGTAGCCTTATTCATAGCCAATAATTCCTCTGCCGTATATTTGTCTAACATTGAAACTAACTGGGCTAATTCGGTCTGCTGGCGTGCTACATCAATATCAGAAACGTCCTCTACTAAATTGAATAAATATTCTCTCATGTCTGCCGGTTTCTGATTAAGAAAGCCGTTGATGTTACTGCACATCTTAAACACGTCCATATCAACACCTAGATATGCGTTGAAATCCTTTAATGTCTTAGGCACATCATTGATGAAATACTTGTTATCGTCTTTATAACTGCTGCCATCCTTACTGTAGGTACGCTTCTGCACTTTCTTCATAGTTACTTCTTTTCCGTCAACATCAAGCACAATTTCAACACTGGTGTCCATATCATCAACGGACTTTCCGCCTACTTCCCGGCGCACAACCGGATTATCTTTTAATTCATAATCACAGTTAAACAGGCACCAGTTGTATGCCGTAGCAATACTGGATTTTCCTTTGCCGTTCATTGCGAAAATTTTTGTTAAATCAAAGAAATCAAATTCTTCATGTGCATAACACATGAAATTTTCTAATATAATTTTTAACAGCTTAATCTTCATCCCATTCCACCTTGTCCCTTTCTTTTTCAATTTTTTGGGCTTCAAACTCATTTCCCAAAATTCTGTACATGTCCACCAGTGATATGTACTTGTCTGCTTTTGTTTTGCTCAAAAGCACTTGAACTCTTGTTTCTGTGTCCAAAAGTGCTTCATACCGTTTCTTCGAAATCTTAATCTTCGCCATTTTCGGAATCCCCCTCCTGTAAATTATTGATTGACAATTCGTAGGCTGTCTTGATTTCTTCTGTGCCGTCTTCATACCTTTTCAAATATTCACGGCTTTGTAATCTGCCGGTACAAGAGATTTTTGCACCAACATTCATAAGCCCTGCCTTAACAGCTTTTCTTCCCCATGCAACGCAAGGAATGTAATCTGATTTTCCATACTTCCGGTTACTTGCTACCAGTAAGTCAGTAATCTTTCTATTCAGCGGCGTTTCACGGAAAATTGGTTCACGGCAGATATATCCGTCCAGTTCCGCAAAATTTCCGTCTTTTCCCGGATATTCTGTAACGTCTTTTGCAAAAACAAAGATGTGACAGTGACCGTCATAGTTCATTGTTCGGATTTCTCCGAAAATTTCAACCTGTTCATCTTCCTTAATATTTTTAAGGAAGATTTCTGAAAATGTAACGTTGAGTGTGTCCGGCACACCACTCGTTCTCACACTTGTAATCTGTGTTGAATAAAATTTCTCACCATGGTTTTCGTGTGAGAAAACCGGCTCTTTTGTTACTTTCCCACTTATTTCAATTTTGTTCATTTCTTTGTCCTCTTTTCTTTTAATTATTAAAATCTTCTTTTACGACATCAATTTTGACAAGTCTTTCCCATTTAACGAAATTAAACACCGCCTTAGCTTCCGTTCCGTCTTCCTGTGGCACAAGCACTCTGTTATTAAGTGCTACAATTACTGGCTTGTCGCCTGCAACTCTTAAAAACTGTGCCTGTAATCCGATTGGTGCGACAATGGCGATAATGTCGCAGTCGTTGATTTCTTCCTGCAACTCAAATGCCGATTCGATAGACCTGTCAATCTGCGCAATTTCAACGTTCCCCAGTGCGGCTAACTGTGGCTCTGTCATTTTGTGCCGAGAAAACCACAGAACCTTTTTAGGCTTCGGATTTTCCTCAAATCCTACAACCTTGCCGTCATTCAAAATGACTGACTGATTTTTCATTTCCTGCATTTCTACGCAATCCTGTACTGTTACCTTTTCTTTGTTCATTTCTTTTTCTCCCTTTTAATCTTTGCAAATTTGTCAATCGTTTTCCGGCTTCCGGTTTCCTTATTAATAAGTTTTAAATAAAACTCTGTTTCTTCAACCAAAAGCCAATGCTCCGCATTTAAGCGGTGTGCAGAACACGTTTCTTTCTGTTGCCTTGTAAGCTTCTTTGGCTGTTTCATTTTTTATCCTTTCCGTTACTCCATGAGTAAACCAACGCAAGCCCAATTTCAACGAGGATTGTGAAAATTACTCCTGCCACAAATGGATTAATATACATTTTCATACCCCTTTCTAAAAACTTATGCACATCTGCGCATTGGAATTTGTAATCTGTTCTAAAAGCACGGTCGGCGGCAAATAGCAATCAATAAAATCATGCACATCTGCAATGTATTTGCGTTTTATACTCTTGTATGTCGAAACACACCCGTATTCGCGCTTCAACTGCCGGTATATGTCCGCAAATACCGAACTCCTCACGCTACTGTCTTTGTATGCGCTGGTGTTCTTGCCGCCAAGCACATCAACTACTTTCCTTTTAATATGCTTCTGCACTTCGTCTATTTCACAGCCGTACAGCGGCATATCATTTTCAAGGGAAGATATTTTATCTTCAACCTTGTCAATTCTTTCATTCAGCTTCACATTGCCTTTTGCAATAAGCCGAATTTTTTCCTCATCCGTCATGTTCATGTTGTAGTTTCCCGTCTTTCTGATTGACGGAAGCACCTCTGATGTTACCCAGTCAGTAAATCTTTCAGCACTTGCCTTGCGGCTCTGAAAGATTGTTTTATACAGGTTTGGTTCGTTAATGTAAACCATTTTCTGTGTTCCACCATTTGTAAGGGTGTCCACAGTATGGATACCCTTTTCAGATAACCTCTGTTTGACATTTCCTACATTTGTAATTTCCAATGCCCTGCAAACATCAGCCAAACAAAACATTGGCTCGTCATTTACGATTACCGTTCTGACGTTTCCAAATTCTTCTGAATTAAAAACCTGTAAATTTGTATCTGCCATTTCTTCTCCTTTCTGTGATATAATCCTCTTATCTTTATTAAAGGAAAGAGGTGAATGTCTATGGCTAAATGTCCACAAAATTCATTCAAAGAGTGCTATGGCTCTGAATGTGAATGGTACATAGCCGATAAAGGGTTATGTTCTATTACCTGCATTGCTCAAAGCACAGGTGATATCAGTGTTCTTCCTTTGGCTTTTCAGTATTTAAAAGATACCCAAAAGAATCAGCTATTCGACAAATAGCTGATGAAAGTTCAACCAAACTAGGTTTGTACCCTCTATCGTTAGGTTTAACTTTCTTACTTTCCTCTGCCAACAGCTCCATCTGCTGACAGAGGATTTCTAAAACGTGTTCTTTTTTACTCTCCATCTCCTACTCCTGTTTCGTCCTTGTTTTTAGGCTTATCTGCCATAGTTTCCACCATTCCAAGTAAATAACCTTTTTGGTAATCCGACATCTTTGGAATAGTATCTTTTAATTTTTCAACAATTTCTTTTTCTCTTTCGCTCATTCAATTCACTTCCTTTCTGTTACTGATTATCTTTCAATCAGCGGATATATTTCGTTCTTTTTGAGCAACTCATACAAGAACAATCTACCTTTCTGTGTCCACTCGGTCTGCATAACCACATCAGCCTGTCCATTTGACCTTGTAATATCAATAGTCTTGCTGTGAACATATCCAAGCCCTTGATACTGCCTGTATAAAATCCACTGACCGCCAACCTTATGTTGAACGTCCAAATCTTTCAGCACCTTATTAAAAGCCTTAGCGGACATGCCGTAATCTTGTGCTATCTGTGTTACTAATACTGTCGATTTACTATTTAAAATTAAATCAACATAGTTGGCTTTCGGCTGCATTTCTGAAATGGTGTTATTCATTTCAACAACTTCTGTTTCAAGTGCCTGTATCTGCTTGTCTTTCTGCTCAAGCATTTTGTGGGCTTCGATAACAGCAAGTGCAATCAAATCATTTCCCTGTGGAAGTTGTGTTTTTATCACATCTTCCATTTCGTGAAATCTGTTTATGTACTTCGCTGTGAACTCTGTACCTTTAACACCTGTCAACTTGTGTGCGATAAATTCGCAACCTTTCTTTGTGACAAGGTAACAAGGTAGCACTCGTCCTGTGCTGTCTTTATATGTGCTTTCTGTAAAGAAATCACTCAACGCAGTTTTGCTTTCAGCTAACTGCTCTGAATATCTGCGAATATCTCGCATTAAATCAGTGTGTCGTTTGCCGACCATTTCAGCTACATCTCTGCTGTCAATGTACTTCTGTACTATATCCATTGTTATCATCTCCTCTCTGTTGACCTTGTAAGCATACAGTATCATACACTGTTAGCATTGTCAATACTTTTTGTTGACTTTGTTAGCATTAAATGTTATATTTATTTTGCAGAAAAGAGGTGAGATGATGAACGAACGCTTAAAATCTTTGAGAGAGCACTTAAACAAAAGTCAGGACGAGTTCGGAAAAGATTTGGGATTGTCCAGAAATTACATATCTCTGTTAGAGAATGGGCAACGAAATCTTTCAGAGCAATCTATCAAAGTTCTATGCAATGAATTCTCCGTTAATGAAGAATGGCTACGAACTGGCACTGGAGAAATGTTCATAGAAAAGTCTAAAGACGAAGAAATTGCCGAAATGCTTGCGGACATTCAATCCGCTGGTGAAAAAAGTTTTAAGTACAGACTTATTGCGGCACTTAGAAAATTGAACGAAAAAGACTGGGACAGTTTAGAGAAGCTTGTCGATTCAATGATTGAAAACAAATAAAAGAAGCCGGGATAACACATTATGCTATCCCGGCAATTTTATTTAAGTAATCTTTTTATGTACGCATATATAACTTTAAGCCAATGCGTATTATCACATTTATTTATTAATTTAAAAATCTCATTTCTGTAGAAAACATTTTCAGTGTTATCTTTTTTACACATAATTTACCCTCCGTATTCCCCGACACAAAACATAAAGTAGCGATACAAGCATTATAGAACAAATGTTTGCTTCCGTCAAGATTGGAACAAAGGTCACTGATGTAAATTAAGGTTATGTAAAGGGGCGGCGGCGCAATGCCAAACAGCGCAACCGCCCACCGGAACTTGAATTGCCCAATCTTTTGGACAATTTAATTTTACAAAAATTACCAATTTTTCACAAACGATTTAAACCGCAAAAAACGACATTTACTCTAAAAACGTCTACATTTTATAGCGTATGCTGTCACATAATGTCGGATTGCGGCGCGTATAGTACTAATTTGCTATTTATCAGTTCGACAAAAATTAGGTTATGTGCTATTATTATTTAAAAATAAAAGCAAGGGAGAATTTTTATGAAAAAGAAATTATTATGCTTATTAATGCCGGTATGCCTTTTAGGGCTTGTAGCTTGCCAAAATTCAACTGCGAATAATTCCGCCGCCGCAAGCAGTACAGAAGCCGTCACGGAAGCGCAAACTGAAACAGAAGCCCCTACAGAAAAAGAAACGCTGTTATCAAGGGATAGAATGACATACACCGAAGATATTACATACGAAACTCTTGCAAGATACCCGGACAAAAATATTGATAAACCTGTGAAATTTGACGGAAAAGTTATACAGATGATTGGTGCGGTTGATAGCAATTATACCGCTATAAGAATGGCTGTAGATGATGACTATAATCATGTGTTGCTTGTTGTTTATGCAAATGATGTAATTGACGGTAAACTACTTGAAAATGATAGAATTACCATTTATGGTGGTTATGTCGGTCAGTATTCATATACATCTACATTGAATAAACCGATAACAATTCCACAAGTTGAAGCTGTTATGATTGATTTGCATGATAATAATTAAAATATCACCGGGAGTATTACACTCCCGGTATTTTTATGCTTAGATTAATTCGCAATCGCCGACATTGACTGCCGCAAATACAGAACCGTTGAAGCTAAGGACT